GAAGGGCAATGTTGGCAATCAGTTGTTTCTCAAAATGATGTAGATTTACCTAAAATGAGTGTAGAAAATTGTAAAAAAATCTTAAAAGGGACTTGAAATATTAACTATAAAGTGTTATATATAATATACAAGGTTGTTCGTAATCCCTTGTACATATAACAGAGTTTTTGGTGGTTTTTTACTGTTCCAGAGTTTTCATAAAAAAACCACCACTTAACCGCACCGCCTTAGGGGGTGCAAACATAATCTTGCTTTAAAAGGAGATAACTAATGGTTACAAGTAAAGCACTAAGTCTATTTGACAACTTCAATCAACTAACACCCTACGCCGTTGGGTTTGATCGAATCTTCGACAACCTCAATTCATATGTTGTTAATAATGCAACTTCTACAGGGTTTCCACCTTACAACATTCAGAAAGTAGGTGACTACAACTATACTATTGATATGGCCCTTGCTGGTTTTGGTAAGGATGATATTGAGGTAGAGGTGGCAGATTCAACTCTAACTATTCGTTCTGATAAAAAGGATGAACCAGAGGATGAGTTTACATACCATCGTGGAATTTCGTATCGTAAATTTGAACGCAAGTTTACTCTTGCAGATGATCTCGTAGTGAACGATGCGAAACTTGAGAACGGTATGCTTACGATTGATCTGGAACGTATTGTTCCAGAAGAGAAGAAACCTCGACTGATTACAGTCAAATAATTCTCATAAAATATCGGAAAAGGGAATTGACTTTGATTCCCTTTTCCTTTATTATGAATAAAACTTGAAGGAGTATTTTATGGGAGTAAAGATTTTTGATGGTGAAACCAACGATCTTGGTGGTGGCACGTTAAAACGAAATGAAGATCAAGAAAAGGCATTAGAAGATGCCGTTGCCCTTAAAAAGGAAGAAGAAAAACACCTTGAACAGAATAAAGGTTTGAGGGTTGCTTTACGTCCTATTAAGGCGTTAAACATAATGAGGGTTGAAGTCCCGCCTGAAATTATTGATGAAATCAATCAACACATTGATGATGTTGTTGTTCCCAATAATGAAAGTTTTGCAAAAGGTTTAGTAGGACAATTAAAAAATAATGAAAAGTCTGCACAATTAGATTTTCCCTTAGATGATGAAGTAGGACAATCTGTTAAAACTATTTTAGAACAGGTAGGAACTTCATTTCTTAGAAATGGTTATCAAAGGGATGCTCATGCAGAATTACATAATATTTGGGTTAATAATGCTTACGCTGGGGATTACAATCCATTCCACGATCATGGTGTTAAAACCATGGCAGGACTTTCTGGGTTTCTTTGGTTAAAAGTACCAGAGTGTATTCAAAAACTTGATGCAGATATCTCACAAGGTATTAATGATGCGAATGGCGCTGTAGATGGGTTTACTCATTTAATTTGGGGAACAAATACACGTAAGGATGTTTTGCAACTCAAAGGACAAACGGAAGATTATGTAAAACCAGAAGTTGGCGTTATGCTTGTATTTCCTAATTGGTTAAAACATCAAGTTCTTCCTTTTTTTGGTGAAGGTGAAAGGCGCTCAATGGCGTTTAATTGGAATGTTCATGACTCCGATAGGGAGAAAATGAAATATATGTCAGAAAATGAAAAGGAAAAATATGAAGCTCTTCGGAAAGAACAACGAGCCGAAAAAGATGCTCGAGCAAAATCCAATTGATTACAAATATCATGAGGATCGAACCCTAAAAGAACTCAAGGAATATATTGATTCTACTTACGATTCACACTATAGCAAGGATAAGTATCAGGCAACTGAATTTATTATTGATGGTGGACATGGAGAAGGTTTCTGTATAGGTAACATATTAAAATATGCTCAACGATATGGAAAAAAGGGTGGAAAGAACAGAAGGGACTTGATGAAAATTATTCATTATGGTATTATAATGATGCACGTACATGATTTAATGGAGAATGTGAATGAAACTGAGTAAAAATACAACGACTGTGTTGAAGAATTTTTCAACTATTAACCAGAACCTTGTAATCAAAGAAGGTACTGAAATTTCAACAATGTCGGCTCTCAAGAATATTGTTGCGAAAGCAACTGTTAAAGAGGACTTCCCAAAAGAAATTGCAATTTATGATTTGAATGAATTTTTATCTGCACTTTCTTTATTTGATGAACCAGAATTTGATTTTAAAGATAACCTTGTGGTAATTCGTGGTAAAGATAAGAATAATTTCCTTAATTATTTTTATTCTGATCCTTCAGTAGTAACCACCCCAAAAAATAGTTTGACTATGCCTGAACCAGAAGTATCTTTTGATTTACCTGTAACCAAACTTACAGAGATTACACGAGCTGCGGCTGTTATTGGTGCCCCCGATATGTGTTTAGAGGCAGTGACAGATAAAACTGCATTGATTAAGGTTACTGATAAAAAGAATCAAGATAGTAATACTTTTGCTGTTAAGATTGATGTTGATACATATGGTAAAGATGTTCCATACAAATATTGGTTTAAGACAGAGAATCTTAAATTGTTAGATGGTGACTATTCGGTATCTATGTCATCTAAACGTATCAGTCATTTTGTAAATAATACAGTCCCTATAGAGTATTGGATTGCTCTAGAAGCTGAAACAAGTTATGACGCTTAGGGGTGAGTATTATGGAAGAAGGACTATGGGTTGAGAAATATCGCCCTAAAGATATAAGTTCGTGTATACTCCCTAAAGAATTAAAATCTATGTTCACTGATTTTGTGAGCAAAGGTGATATTCCCAATATGACGTTATCGGGAAAGCCTGGTGTAGGTAAAACCACCATTGCGAAAGCGATGTTAGAAGAAATGGGCTCTACTTACATGATGATAAATGGTTCTGATGAATCTGGTATAGATGTTCTGCGTACCAAGATTAAAAACTTTGCGTCCACTGTTTCTCTTGATGGTGGACGTAAATTTCTCATTATTGATGAGGCAGATTATCTTAATCCTCAATCTACACAACCAGCGTTGCGTGGTGTGATTGAGGAGTTTCATAAGAACTGTGGATTTATTCTGACTTGTAATTATAAGAATAGAATTATACCAGCACTTCATTCACGTTGTAAACCAATTGAATTTGAAGTTCCTAAGACTCAAAAACCACAACTTGCAAAAGAATTTTTTGAAAGAATTAAAGGTATTTTGAATGAAGAGGAAGTTACCTTTGAACCCAAAGCAGTAGCTGAAGTTATCAATAAATATTTCCCTGATTGGAGAAGGGTTCTATCTGAAATACAGATGTATTCACATTCGGGTACAATTGATGCTGGTATACTTTTGGATCTGGAAAGAAAGAATATAAAGGATCTAATTCCCCTTTTAAAGAATAAGGAGTTGAATAATGTTCGTAAATGGATTGTGGATAATATGGATAACGATCCTGACCGTTTGTTTCGTAACATTTATGATATTATGTTTGACAGTGTTGAACTTAATACTATTCCTAATCTGGTCGTTTTGTTGGGTGAGTACCAGTATAAAGCAACAGCTGTTGCAGACCAAGAAATCAATATTTTCGCATTTCTCGTAGAAGTAATGTCACAGGTGAAATTTAAGTGAGTTTCGTCACCATTGCAAAATTGAGAATGGGTATTCAATATGAACAAACCTGTTCTCAACCTATGGATAGTTTTTATGAATTATATGAACAATGGATGGAGTCTAGACCAGATATAAATTTTGATAGTTATAATTTTACTTTTGATGGTTCTAAACCTGTACGTAAAATTGATGCAATCAAATATGCAGATTATATCATTATTCCTAGTGAATCCGAATGGAGATTTCATTGTCCAGAACTATGGCAAGAACAATACGAATCTTATGCAAATACAAATTCAAATTATAGATATCCTTGGCCTGTAAAACTTCCTTATAAAGATTATTTGGATAAATCTAATAATGCGATAGAAGAAATAAAACCATATTTTGAAAATAAAACAGTTATTCTCTGGAGAAACGAAAGAGCTGACGATGAAGAATTGTATAGGACAACTACTCTAAAGGGGGTGAACCCAAAAAACTTCCATACAATTGATGAAATAGATTTCTCTGGAAATATAAATGGAATGAAGTATCATAACATTCCTACTCTAACTAAGGACTTAAATCTTGATCCAACTAAAAAGGTGGACTTTGCATATTGGGGTGCATCTTGGAAGGACGAAAGAGATGAAGTCATTTACGACTTGTACGATAAAGAAGGGGTTACCACCACATTAGTTGGTGGTTTCCTTCATATGCCTGAAACCCAAGAGAATAAAATATTTCCTTGGGCTAGGGATTGGAGAGATTTGTTACCTGTAGTAAAATCTGCAAGAGCAACCTTATGTTTTAATTGGAAAGATGAAAATGCAACTACCTCTAGATATATTGAGGCACTTGCTTGTGGCATTATTCCTTTTGTATGGTGTACCCCAGAATTTATTTATGACAAGAACAATACATATAATATAGATGAATGGCAAAGAATATTTTCAGTAGATGAGTTTATTAGAAAACTTTATCAGTTACGAGATGAAGATTATTTTGCAACTAAATTGAAAGAGTATAGAAAGAATTATAGAAAAGTTCTACTATCCAAAAAACAATATGGTGAAGAATTTAATAAAAGGATGAATGAGTATGTCGGTAGTTGATGTTTATGATAATTTATTAGAACCTCATGTTGCAGAATTTGTAGATATGCAAATGAAAGATTTGAGTTGGAAATATGATTATCATTCAAACAAAAATGGGGTGAACAAACACTGGCACATTTTCTGTGGTCATAATCCTAAAGCGCTAGTAGAAAATGGTTTTGAATGGGTACAACCTATTTGGGAAACTGCAAAATTCAAATTAGATTTTAAAACAAAACACAATGTTGATGATTATGAAAGAATATATTTTAATGCTCACACACACGGTTTAGAACCGCATATGCATAAGGATGATGGTGATTTTACAATGATATACTACCCTCGTAGGGATTGGAAAGAGGAGTGGGGTGGTGGTACTTTAATTGACGGACAACTCGTTCCATATGTGGGTAACAGACTTGTGGTGTTTGATGCATACTTAGATCATAAGGCAATGCCTGTTTCTAGAGAGTGTTATAACCTTAGAAGTGTAATAGTAATAAAGGCAAACTGCCGTGTATGAACTAAAAGAATATCTTAATTCAATAAATGTATCTAAAGAACCATTAATGGACTCTGAGGATGAAGAATGGGAGAAAAAATACCCTGCTTATGTAGTAAATAAGTGTTTACATCCCTTTCCAGATACTATTTTATTAGTTAATGAGTTAAATAAATTACACCACCTAGACAACAAACTTCAATTTGATTTTTTACTAAATACTCTTAGACCAAGGAAAAGATATAGTCCTTGGATGAAGGCGAATCGAGTAGAGAATCTAGAGTATGTTAAAGAGTATTATGGATACAATAACGAGAAGGCGAGGGCTGCTCTTGATATACTGGATGAAAAACAGATTTCCGCTATAAAAAACAAATTATATAAAGGTGGAAGAAATGGAAGAAGTTAGTTGGACACAGGAGCAGATGCTTGAAATCGGGTTAAAAGAACCTGATGATTTCCTTAAAGTTCGTGAAACACTATCACGAATAGGTGTTGCTTCAAGAAAAGAAAGAAAACTATATCAATCCTGTCATATTTTACATAAACAGGGACGGTATTATATTGTGCATTTTAAAGAACTCTTTGCTCTAGATGGTAAACAAACAAATTTATCTGAGAATGATATTGCACGTAGAAACACAATTGCAAACCTATTAAAAGATTGGGGTCTGGTCGAAGTATTAGGTGATACAGAACCAGCAGCTCCTCTTAGTCAAATCAAAGTATTATCTTTTAACGAAAAGAACGATTGGACTTTAGAAACCAAATACAATATTGGA